GATATTACAGGCGATGGAACAGGCACTGGAACAGGTACTGGAACAGGTACTGGAACAGGTACTGGAACAGGTACTGGGACAGGTAACTGGTACGATCAATTCGATGACATCGACGCATTTAAAGATGCACTTGGACTAGGAGATTCATCATCATCAACCTCAACTGGAGGTGTGGATGACTTCATGAAGTTCATGATGTTCATGTCCATGATGAGACCTCAAGGTGGAATGGGTGGTGGTAGTCAATACGGCTACGGTGGTCTAAATCCAGGTGGTGTTCAATCTGCTTACAACCCAATGGATAATATAACCAGTGCTATATCAGCATTCCAGTCACTCCCTGGAATTGGTACAAACCTAACTAACACAGGAGCAGCTGCAGCAGCTTAAAAACAATGACAGCAAAAACTAGGTATGATTATTTATCAAGCGAACGTACCCAGTTTCTAGACGAAGCAGAGGAAGCAGCGGAATTAACTCTTCCATATTTAATCACTAAGGATCAATACAACAAGGGGATGAGACATCTACCTACACCTTGGCAGAGTGTTGGAGCAAAAGGTGCAGTGACATTGGCAGCAAAACTTATGCAGTCAATGCTCCCTGTACAAACCAGCTTCTTCAAGCTACAGGTAGATGAAAGTCAACTTGGTCAGGAATTTGGTCCTCAAGTTAAATCAGAACTAGACTTATCTTTTGCAAAGATTGAACGCACTATCTTGGAGGCTATTGCAGCATCTAATGATCGTGTCATAGTGCATGAAGCCCTCCTACAATTAGTAGTAGCAGGTAATGCACTTATCTTTATGGGTAAGGAAGGTCTGAAAGTATATCCGCTTAATCGCTACGTTGTAGAACGAGATGGTGACGGCAATGTGATCGAAATAATCACGAAGGAAACAATTGCAAAGAAATTAATTGAAGATCAACTACCAGAGGATGTACTTAAGCAGTACAACACAGTGGTTGATGGATCTGATGATTCAGTTGAGGAGTGCGATATCTACACCCACATCACACGAGACAACAACAGATACGTCTGGCATCAGGAAGTACACGGTACGATATTAGAAAAGTCCTACGGGAAAGCACCTGTTGATATAACACCTTGGATTCCATTGAGATTTAACACAGTGGATGGTGAGGATTATGGAAGAGGTAGAGTCGGTCAATTTATAGGCGACTTAAAATCATTAGAAGCACTGTCCCAAGCCTTAGTGGAAGGGTCAGCAGCTGCAGCGAAAGTTGTGTTCACCGTATCACCTAGCTCTACGACGAAACCAAGTACCCTTGCTAACGCAGGGAACGGCGCAATCGTGCAAGGTAGACCTGATGACATTGGAGTCGTACAGGTAGGTAAGACAGCTGATTTCAGAACAGCATTTGAAATGATGCAACAACTAGAACGTCGAATCAATGAAGCGTTCTTAGTTATGCAAGTTAGAAATAGTGAACGCACTACAGCTGAAGAGGTACGCCTCACACAGATGGAGTTGGAGCAACAATTGGGAGGGCTGTTCAGCCTACTCACTACAGAGTTCCTACTGCCATACCTAAATAGAGTATTAAATCAATTTCAAAAGACTGGAAAGATACCACGTCTACCAAAGGATATTGTTAAACCTACTATCGTAGCTGGTGTTAATGCACTAGGTAGAGGTCAGGACAGAGAGAGCTTAGGTCAATTCCTAACAGTCATCTCTCAGACAATGGGACCAGAGGCAGTACAGAAGTTTATTAATCCAGAGGAAGTGATAAAACGCTTAGCTGCATCACAAGGTATAGATGTATTGAACTTAGTAAGATCAATGCAAGAGATACAGGGTGAGCAACAACAAGCACAACAAATGGCTATGCAGCAACAACAAGGCGAACAACAAATCGCAATGATGAAGACTCCAATGATGGACCCATCTAAGAACCCTGCAATGGCTGAACAATTACAAGCACCACCACCAGAGGCATGAGCGAAGAGCAAACATTATCAATGGAACCAGTAGTTAATACTGAGAACGCTGATACAGTAACTGACTTATCAACAGAAGAAAAAGACTCTCTATTAATTGGAGAGGATATGGAACGTCAGCAAGAGACATTACTTGCTGGTAAATATAAAGATGCTGCCGAATTAGAGACAGCTTACAAGGAACTCGAAAAGAAATTGGGCGAAAAATCTGAGCCAGTTTCGGAGGAACCAGAATCAAAAACTGAAACTGAAGAGGAAGCTCCAAAAGATAAGGAGCAAAACATTCTTGATCAGTTGTGGGATGAGGGTAGTAATAACAAACTAACTAAGGAAACCTTTGAAAAGCTTAAAGGTATGGACCCTATTGAGGTTGCTAAAATGGCAATGCAACAAAGGTCTAATACTCAGGCGGCTCCTCAGTCTAGAGAGTTCACAGATCAGGACGTGCAACAGATACATGGGTTAGTTGGTGGTTCAGATAACTACAACAACATGATGTCTTGGGCTAATCAGAATGTACCTGAACAAGAGGTTAATATGTACGACGCAGTAATGGAGCTAGGTAATCCCCAAGCTGCTTACTTTGCTGTACAAGCATTAGCTCTTAAGTATCAGGATCAGTCTGGTAGAGATGGTCAGTTAGTGAGAGGTAAAGCACCTAAGTCAACAGCTGATGTATTTAATAGTCAGGCTGAAATGATCAAGGCTATGGAAGATGACAGGTATAACGATGACCCTGCATATAGAGAAGAAGTACTTCAAAAGCTAGAACGATCAAACATTAACTTTTAATTATGCCAAAAGGAAAAGGAACATACGGTACTAAGAAAGGTAGACCACCTAAGAAGTAGGTAGACATGGCGACCTGACAGTTCATCATCGCCATTCACCTATCTTTCAAATTCAATGACAGTTATCACCGAATACGGTAGACAAAACATTTTCGCTAAAGAACCACCAATAGAAATCATGAACGAACAAGAACAGAACTTTCTTATGGAACAAGCTGAAAGAACTAACGGTCAGTTAGCCATGCTTGGATTCGTTGCTGCCATCGGCGCATACATCACTACTGGACAAATCATTCCAGGTATTTTTTAAAACTACAATCGCCTAACGATACTTCCGTTCATCCCTATGGGACGCATGAAACCTTAGACATGGAACGGGGTCTGAGGTACTTGGAGATTTCCAATGACTATTAAAGTTACTTACAAGTATCGCGGCATCGCTTACACAAAAACAAAAACTATTTAATTAAAATGAAAACAATTGCACTTGCTCTCGCAGCCACCACTTTAGCGTCTGCACCTGCATCCGCTGGAGTATATGTCAACACAGAATTGAACCAAGGTTATATTGGTACTGATTATGTTGCTAGAGCTATAGATTTCCACGTTGGTTACGAGGGAGGTTCAGATAAAACTGCCTTCTATGTACAAGGTGGTCCAACAGTACTAGCAGCTGATGGTGTTGATGGTACTGAGACTGAGATCTCTGGTAAAGTTGGACTCAAGCATAAAGCAACTGACAAGGTAGCTTTCTATGGTGAGTTCAAAGGTATTACTGCTGGCGACTTCGATAATGTTTACAACGTGAAAGCAGGAGCTAAGTATAGTTTCTAATGTCACAACAAAGCGACAAGGCTAGGGCTTCAGTTACTTCACTGACCCCTGAGCCAGAGGAGATTAAATACTCTAAGTCTGGAGTTCCTCTACATATGTTAGACAGTATTCAGATACAAGAATTACCAGCTGACGAACTACCTGAGATGGGTATTGAGGAAGCTTTAACAACCTTGTGAAGAAGATCAATGAACTATGGCTAGTAGTCTTTTTGACTCTAGCCTTCTTCATTCATATAGAAGTTCTTCATGTGAACTTCCATAGCAGAGAGGCACCTCAGTGTCGGACCTCTCTGTAATTTGGCTCTTAGCCCCGTACGCGGGATACCTATTAGCCGTCTAGACGGTGGGATAGACCACAAAACGATTAATTTAAATTGTGCACGATGATGATTTATACCTTCAAACATTTTAAAAGATAGATAAATGGCTCAACAGTCAACCGCACATCAGGCTTCGGTAACCGTACCTGGTGCTAGTAATGGAGGTGCCGATAGACGCGCCCTCTATTTAAAACTCTTTTCGGGTAATTAACTTGCTCCCTTAAGAAGTAATTCTTATTGAATAATCGGATGAATTGCTGGAAACCTAAGTCGTAAGATATGGCAATCAGCAGCCAAGCCTGTCACGCTTGACAGGAAGGTTCAGAGACTACATGGTGTTCTAAGCGTAGAACGTAATACATGAACAGCGTCCGACTACTAAATAGTAGAAGATATAGTCCATGCCTTATTGAAAGATAGGGAAGAACATGGAGATGTTCAAAGGCTTCCAGCATAATGCTATAGCTAGAGATCTTGTCATGAAGCGTACCTTGAAGAACGGTAAGTCTTTACAGTTCATCTACACAGGACGCACAAAAGCCGAGTTAATTGGTAGCTCCTTTGTGCAGTAATGCACATAGCAAATCGGATGAATTCAGGGAAACCTAAGTCGCAAGATAAGGCAATCCTGAGCCAAGCCTCTCAAGCGTGAGAGGAAGGTGCAACGACTACATGGTGGAACACGCTTGTTCCGTAATACATGATTAGCGTCCGACTCCCCTAGTGGGAGATGATATAGTCTATACCCTATTAAAGTAGGGAATTATATGTCCATACTCCAGGCAACAGCATACTAGGTAACTCCGATGGAGCACCTCCAGTAGCTGAGAAGACCATCACAGTTGATGATCTACTAATCAGTTCAGCATTTTTGTATGAATTAGATGAGACACTTGCACATTACGACTTGAGATCTGAGATATCCAGAAAGATTGGATACGCTCTTGCTCAAAAGTATGACCGCCTAGTGTTCCGTTCAATCATTCGTGGAGCTAGAGCTGCATCACCTATCACTAAGACTAACTTCGTAGAACCAGGTGGAACTCAGATCCGTGTTGGTACTAACGCTCAAGCATCTGATGCTTATGTTCCTGCATCTTTGATAAACGCATTCTATGATGCTGCAGCCGCAATGGATGAAAAAGGAGTGAGTACTGACGGGAGATTCGGGATTTTGAACCCTCGTCAATATTATGAATTGATCCAACAGGTTGGTGATAATGGTCTAGTTAACAGAGACTCACAAGGTACATCCCGTCAGAAGGGTAATGGAATTGTAGAGATCGCTGGTATCAAGATCTACAAGTCAATGAACATTCCATTCTTCGGTTCTTATGGAACTAAGTATGGTTCAGCTTCAGCGACAAACCCAGGCATTACCTCTCCAGGTAACGTCGGTACATTCGTTAGTGAAGCAGTAGAAGACGCTGCAGCTGACGTAACTGGAATCAACAACGAGTACGGTGAAGAAACAGAATTCGCTAACTCTTGTGGCATCATCGGACAGAGAGAATCTGCTGGTGTTGTCGAAGCAATTGGTCCTCAAGTACAAGTAACTAAGGGTGACGTATCCGTGATTTATCAGGGTGACGTAATTCTTGGTCGCCTAGCTTGTGGTGCTGATTACGTGAATCCAGCCGCATGTGTTGAGCTTATTGCAGGTGCTGCAACAGGTTCATCAGGTAACGCTGCATTCTAACTACAAAGGGGAGTCATTACGGCTCCCTTTTTTTTATTCATAAATATTTATACCTATGGCTTTCCCTACCACTAATGCTGCTCAAGAATTACCCGCTATAAATCAAATACTGATGGCTTGTGGTCAGGCTCCAGTCACCACTTTGGATGAAACCAACCCAGACGTTGCGATTACTTATCAAACACTTTTAGAAGTTAGTAGAGAAGTTCAAAGTGAAGGATGGACCTTTAATAAGGAAGAGCATTATGACATGACACCTGATAGTAACAATGAGATCCTAATACCAAACAACGTATTACAGATAGATCTAACAGAAGCTAATGCAGGTGATAAAAACGCAATACAAAAGAATGGCAAACTATACGATAAGCAGAACCATACTGATCAATGGACAGATGGAGCTGTTGAATGCGATATTGTTTGGCTATTTGATTGGGTAGATCTACCAACACCCATACAGGATTACATAACAGCTAGAGCTTCTACCATAACCTCTAGTCGAATAGTAGGAGATCAAACTCAATACCAAATCCTTCAACAAAAGGAGGCATACATGAGAGCTATGGCTCTTGAGTATGAAACAACCCAAGGTGATTATTCATTCTTTGGAAAACCTGACGGAGCACACCCTTATGTCGGTTATCAACCTTATCATGCACTTAAGAGATAATGGCAGCAGTCACACAAAGGATACCTAACTTTTTAAGTGGGGTATCTAAACAGGCAGATAGTAAGAAACTTCCAGGTCAAGTAAAAGAATGTATTAATGGTCTACCTGATGTGACATTAGGCATGACTAAGAGACCTGGTTTTAAGTTCATATCTAAATTAAAAACTACAGGTGGTGCAGACTTCAGTGGAACTCAGTTAGATAATGCTAAGTGGTTCTACATCAATAGAGATACAAGTACCAGATACATAGGATGTATTACACCTTATGCTAACTCTACTAATGGAAGTTTATATGTATGGAATGCAGACACAGGAGCTGCATGTACGATCACTAATGGTTCAGCTCACGCCTACTTAACAGGAACTAAAACTAACTACGATATAACAACAGTTCAGGATACAACCATCATTTGTAATGATGCAGTTACTGTAACCACACAAGCTGCAGCTACAGACTTTGTAGCTCAGAGTAGAGGAACTCTTCTACTGAGTGGAAAGATTGAACAGATGCAGGGAGAGACATTCTCTGTAACAGTAGCTGGCAGTACAACATCTTCATATACCGCACCAACAGATGCTGATTTTGATCAAATATTAGATGATTTAGAAACTAAGATTAATGCTTTAAGTATTAGTGGTTTAACAGTAACTAAACATGGTACATCTTTACAGCTAGATAGAGTTGTCAGCTCTACTAGGACTGCATTTACATTAAGTGCTAAAGGTGGAGACGATAATGAAAGACTTGTTGTCTTCCAAGACTGGGCTTCTAACGAATCTTGGCTACCTCCAAACTCATTTCATAACCATGTAGTAACCATAGTTAACTCACCTTTATATGATGAGGATAACTACTACGCTAAGTTTGTAGCTGACAATGGAGCTGCAGGTTCAGGTTATTGGAAAGAGAGTTTAGGTAATAACCAATCTCCAGGTTTAACAGCCGCTACCATGCCTCACAGGCTTCTTAATACAGGTACTAATGCATTTACTTTAGAACCTATTACATGGGGAGACAGGAAGGTTGGAGATGATCTTACAAACCTACATCCTAGCTTTGTTGGTAAGACAATTAAGAAGACATTCTGGCATGACACTAGGCTTGGATTCTTATCCGAAGATAATGTCATTCTCAGTAGAGCTAAAGAACCTTATGAGTTATATGCAGTATCAGCTAGAACACATACAGCTGGTGATCCTATAGATGTCAACACTGCATCAACTAGACCAACTAAACTACATGCTGTAATAGCAGCTAGACAGGGTTTACTTCTATTCAGTAAGAACCAACAGTTTATTATCTATTCAGATGATGGACCTTTAACACCTCAGTCTACAAAGATCAGACCTATCTCCAACATGGAGATGAGCGATACAGTTGCTCCAATAGATATTGGTACTCACTTTAACTTTATTAGTAAGACTCCTAACTTTGTAAGAGTCTTTGCTATGCAACCTAAAGGTCTAGGCGAAAGTCCAGACATATTAGATATAGGACGTGTAGTTAACGAGTGGATAACAATAGATGTAGATACCTTAGTTGCAAGTATTCAAAATGAGTTCATTGCTATGTCTAGTCAGTCTAGTAATGAGATCTATTTCTACAGGACTTACTCAGACGGTCAGAACCTATTGATGGAGTCTTGGTTTAAGTGGAGTCTTCCTGGCACTGTTCAGAGTATGGCTCTAGATCAGGATGATATGTTCTGTGTTACCAAGCAAGGTAATCAATACACATTATCTAATGCAAACCTAACTCAGAGTCCAGAGGTAGCAATTATAACCAACGCACAGGGTCAGAAGATTAACCCCTGTATGGATCTATATGCACCTGCAAGCTCTGTCAGTTATGACTCAGCTAATGACTTATCTAAGTGTTATCTACCTTATGCAAACTTACCTGATGAAAAGAACGTACTGATTGTCAGTGGTACAACTGCAGCTGGTACATTTAATAACTCAGGATTCACGATTACCCCAGAGGTAGACTCAGGTGGTACATACTTCATAGTCCCTGGACAAGACCTTACAAGCGTTGCAAGCAACGTCTATGTAGGTTATGCCTATAACTTTGATATGACGCTGCCACAGGTCTACTACCAGCTCGATCAGGAGGGTAAATCTAAAGACTTCACAGCTAGTTTAACAATATCTAGACTTAAGTTTGATGTAGGTTTATCAGGTGTATTAGGTTTCAAACTAAATGCTACTGGTAGGTTTGCAGGTAAACGAGAATACACAGGTGATGGATCAACTACTGACTTTAATTGGAATGTAGGTGACTTGGACTATGTAGATAGAAATCAGGTCAAAGTTAAGATCAATAATGTAACCAGTACAGCATTTACCTTTCAGAGTGATACAGAGATAAGGTTTAGTTCAGCACCTGCTAATGGAGATAAAATACTTATCTACTTAGACGAGTGGTATCAACTACAACCTGTCACCTCTTCTAACACATACTTAGCAGATGACGTACCACTAGATGAATCAACAGTATTTACATTACCAATACACCAAAGAAGTAAGAACTTCACCTTACGAGTCTTTAATGACTCACCATTCCCAGTGTCCTTGAACTCGATGATGTGGGAAGGAAACTACTCACCGAGATTTTATAGGAGGACTTAAGATATGTCAGATCCATTAACCTATGCTGCTATTTCAGGCGGTATAAGCTTAATAGGCGGCTTATTTGGTAGATCATCAGCCAAGAAAGCACAGAACAAAGAGGAAGCATTCCTACAACAGAAGTACGACGAGTACGATCTTCCTCTCTGGAACATGGGAAAAGATCGTCTTATCGCTCAACGTGATGAGATGATCAGAGCTATTGAACTTACTCAAAAGAATGAGAAAGCATTAGCTGAATTTAAAGATAAGAATAACTTAAGGAATTGGAGACAGCAACTAAAGATTCAAGAGGCTCAACACCAAGGTCAACTACAATTATTTAGAAGGTCTAATTTCTTTGCTGATCAAGCTATAGGTTCAGCCCAAGAACAGGCTGCAATGGAACGGTTTGAAACAAGGCAACAATTCGCCTTCCAAAATGAAGCAAACATAATTGAAAGTATTCAAAAGAAAGGAGAACTAAGAGCTACATCTCAATCTGGTAGAAGTGCAGTTAAGGCTGCTCAATCTCAACTAGCAGATGAAGGTAGGCAAGTAGCAATCCTTACTGAAAACATTGTTAGTGCTGATAGATCTAGTCGTATGAAACTACGTGACTTTGTATTAAAAACAGAGGCTGGACGGATGCTAAGACCATCAAAACCAATAGCACCATTAAAACCACTAGAAACACCACTAGCTGAATACCAACTACCTAGAGAACTAGAGGACTTTGACTTTGGACCACAACCTATTAAGGGTGTGTCTACGGTACAGGTACCTAGTTGGGGAAGTGTATTAGCAGGTGCAGCAACATCAGCAGCTTCGAGTTATGCCACGGCAAAGTTCGGAAATAGCAGCTTCAATAATACTGGTAATAATAACAGCTTTCAAAACGCTGGTATGAATGACTTAAACACATATGCAAGTCAAGGTTACACATAACTACTAATGGCAAAAGTACAATTTCAACCCTCCATGCGTGGTAAGGGTTACAGTAATTTAGATTATGGTGCTATATCTCTTGCTCGTCTAGAGGCTAAACTTAAAGACGACGACGATAAAAGAGAAAGAGCACTTCAAGATAGAAAGAATAAGGATGCTGAAGCTGCGGCTGACATCCAAACTACTAATCAAAAAGAAGAAGCTAACTTAAAGCAGATTGCAGGTATTGATGGTTTAGCAAGTCAAACTAGGCAAAATGCACTACAAGTTAATAGAGCACAAGCTGTACAAAATAACCAAGCTGAAATCAAAAAGATTGAAGCTCAAGGTAAAGAGATCCAAGAGTTAATCGGTTATAGTAAAACTCTATACGACGCATATAAGACAAGCGAAGAGAAAGATTGGAACGCCTCATATAATGATGCCTTCAATTACTACATGACTAACGGTCAGAGTGATCAGACCAAATTAAGAATGGAGTTGTTGGATGATGCAGCATATGATAAGAGTAGAGGTTTTCATTCTGTAGCTGATGAAATGGCTGCTGATGGCTACACCATACCAGAGGTAGAGTGGGTCAGAGGTAGAGCTAAGTTTGATGATTATGCACGTCTTAAGGCAGATGCAATACTAGCTGGTGATAGATGGCAACCATGGCTTGAAAAGCAATTAGCAGATAGAGGTATATCAAAAACAGAAGATATACAAGCCTTTATACAAGCTGCTACACCTGAATATTTAAGAGCTAATAATCTTATTGTTAAAGATGAGAATGGAAACGATCAACATCTAAGTACAGACTTCCTTTCTCCAATGATAGAGAGGATGCACAAGAGTAGAAATACGATTGTTGCTAGAGCTGAAACTAGGGATGCGATAAATCAAGCTGAAGGTAGAGTTAATGGTTATAAAACAGTTCTACAAGCAGCACTTACAAGAACTAAGGACTTCAATCCAGTAACTGCAGGTGAGGCTATTAATGAGATGTTTGAAAACCTTGGAAGAGTACCTAAAGCTGATGGGTCAGGTTGGAAAACTAAGGCAGAAATTAAAGCTGAAATGAAAACGATTCTTGAGGATATTAATTTAATCCCAGATGACTCAGCTTTAATAGAAGCAATAGGTAAAGCACAAGGTAATCAGAATTATTATTCAGACATACTTCCAGGAATACTAGCCACCAGAGCACAAAATAAAACAACTAAAGACAAGAACCAAGCTGAAGCTACTAAGCGTATTCAAGAAACAACAATGAAGACGTTTGATACCTACCTTAAAAACAGAGGTAAACAAGGTGGTTGGAATGGCTCTAGACAGGTAGTTAAAGATGGTATTGAGAAGATGGCTAAATCAAAACTCAATCCAAATGGTATTGATCGTGCAGTCTTACAGGATAGGTATGGTAAGTATTTAGAAACCAGTGTTGAAGGTAAGTTAGATGGAGACTGGTACACATCTCACTACACTAAACTATTTAAAGAGGATTACAATTTAACATCTGAAGAGTTAGATGATCCAACAATACCTGATGGTTTTGTCACTCCTGAGATACGACAAGAGGTAGCTAGACGAGACGCTATCCTTGATAAAGCTGATTATAAAAACCTTCATAAAGATAGAATTGAAGGTGCGTTAAAGAATGCTTTAGTAGATCAAGATTTAAAGAAAGGTGGCTCTATTGATCCAAGTTATTTTACAAAGCTTGAGCAAGCAAAAGCTCAGTGGAGAAAATGTACAGTTACCTCGGAAGATTCAGAAGCTTGTACTATTAGTCTTACAAAACAGATAGAGGAAGAAGGTAAGGGTACTACAGGTAAATATGGAGTAACTAGATATTCTGATAATGAAAGTGAAAGGCAAGCTAACTACTTTACACAAGCTCAACCAGCTGCTTTACAGATAGTTAAGAAATCAAAGAATGATTACACACCTTTAAACAGTGCTGAGAAAGCTGAGATAGCTGGATCACTAGCTAAAGATCCAACTTTAATTAATAAAAGATTGTTCTTAAGTGTTGATCAAATTAAAACAGCTAGTGCGCGTATCAAAGCTGGTCAACCTTTTAGGTATCCACAGCTACTACTAGATCTAGAAAAGATACTTCCTGGCACAGCTATGGAATTATTTAGAGCACAAGTTAAAGTAGCTGAATCTGATGGCTTACTCGAAAAGCATGACTTAGATGTAGAAGACTTTAGAAGAGTATGGCATACACAAACTGGTGATCCACAAGGTAAACATATAATCAAAACTCTAGATACTTTGGTAGACGTTCAAAAAACACTTCAATGGACAATGAATCCTCAGTCAACTAGAGATCCTAGATTCATGTCACCTGGCGTTACTAAAACTATTCAAGAGAACGTCAATGCTGCACAAGGAATTGTAGTTCCTCAAACCGTAGAAGAAGCAAAAGTTGATGATCGTAAAGATTACAACCTTATATTAAAACAATGGGTAAGTTATGGAAACTGAAGACATAGAATTACAAAAGAAGCTTCTTAACGAATACAGGGCTACTCAAGTTGAGAAAGCTAGAGAGGAAGATCCAACCTACAAAACACCAGAGGAGTCAGAGGCTGAGGCTAAAGCAGAAGGAGTAGCTGTTTATGAAAAGCTTAATGAGGCTGCTGAGAGAGGGAAACCTAATCAAGAGCCAAAGAAGAATATTGTAGATAAAGTCAAAGATACAGGATCTGACTTTGTTGAGTGGCATAGAAATAGACCTCTCAACGCCAACCCTGCTAACTGGGCTTATATGACTGGCATGGGTACGCTAGACGTGCCTTTTGATGTAATAGGTTCAATACCAGGTTTAGGTGGTATAGACGATACTTGGGATGATCTAACAAGGTTTAATAACCCAGGTGCAGCTAAGTTTAGAGAGATAGCTAGTGTCATAGTTCCAACTGTTGCAACAACAGGTGCTTATGGGAAGTATTTAGCAGGTACAAAACTAACAGGTTTAACTAAAGCTGTAGCTAATGTTGGTGGTGTTGGTCTAATAAATGGTGCTATTGCAGGTATCAGTGATTTTGGTGAAGATCCTAATAATAGGTTACTTACACACCCTGATAACTTTGCACGATTAGCCAAGGCATACCCAGAGTATTTTGGACCTGATGGATTCTTCCCTGATGTTGGTGCGTTAGCTGATGCTGATGCTACTGATCCAAGATTTAATAGGCTATTAGCTGGTATAGATGAAACTGTACTTAGTGCTCTTGGTGATTTAATTGGTTATGGTCTTAATTATGGTAAACCACTACTACGTGGAATACTACCAACCAGTAAGAAATCAAAAGCGTGGAAGAGTAACGTCTTAATTCAAAATGTTGAAAGAGACACTAAGAATAGAATTGTCGATCTTGACATGGCTATTGATAGCGGAACTTTAAAGCCAAATCAGGTTAAAGCATTAGAAGAAGAAAAAGCATTACTAATCAACCAAGCTGTCACTACTGGTGCATCTAAGGCAACTCAAAACCCTGGTGAGTCATTCATTAAGAATAGACAAAGACAGAAGGATGCTGTTAGAGATCAGAGAGCACTTAGGAAACTATCTCAAAACACTACTAATTTCGATCCTGATATAACACCATCATTAGCTAGTGATAAGAACTTAACTAACGTCAGCTATACACCTCCAGGTGCAGCTGTTCAAAACGTAGTAGATGTTGATGCTCAGATAGCTGGTGCTATAGATCCATTAAGTGTACCTACAAAGCCATACACCACGGCTATGGAAGAGGCAATGATCATTGGACCTAACACACGTAAGGTTCTTTCTGAGGTCACAAAGAATGCAACAGAGGCTGATAACTATAAAGCCGTACAAGGTGCATTTAGAACTAATAATAAAGTAGCTGGTGAACGTGTCTTTGAGGTCTACAACAGGATTATGAAGGCAGGTACTGGTGATGCTTTAAGAGAAATTCTAAGCGATCCAAATGTACGTGATAGCAAGAATCTATTTAATGAGTTTGGTAAAAAGATCAAACAAGACTACTTAGATGAAAGCACTGCTGAAGCTGCAGCTGTAGCAATATTTGACTTGATCAACCTTTATGTAGGTAGAGAAATAACTGAGTCCTCAGCCAGAGTAATGCACACATTAGGTGCAGAGATCTCAGCTAAAGCTGGTGCTCCAGTACAGTTCAAAAACCTATTAGATGATCAACAAGTCTTTAAGAACTTACAAGATAAGCTTGAAGTACTAGAAGTTGAATATGGTATATCTAAGTTTGTAGCTGGTTGGCAGTTAAACAACAAGAAATGGTGGAAGCATTGGATAGATGAAGTAGAAGATACAGGTGAAATAGCAATCAAAACTCTTCAAGAGTTTGGTGAGAAACAAAAGATTGTTAGAAACAACTACAAAGCCTTTAGAAAAGAGCTTGATGCAGCTGCTGCTAAAGATCCAAAACTAGCTCGTACCTTAATGAAGGCATACGACACTAGCAATGGAAACGTAGATACCTTAATCAAACTACAGAAGTTTGCTAAATATCATCTAAACCCAGGTGGTCTTATCTACAACAAAGCTGTACCTGAACTAGGTATTAGTGGTATGCAGATGAATCAATTCTCCAAGGGTGCTTGGGCTGTTACCTATAACAATGTGTTATCAGGTTTATCAAGTCTTAGAGCAGCTGTAGGTAATGGTTCCATGCTTATCCTTAAACCTATATCAGCATTTAGTCGTGCAAGTGTTACTTCCGTTCTTAAGAGGGATTTAGAACCTCTAGAGAGAGTTTCATATATGTATGGTGACATGTTTGAGACAGCTGGAAGAGCTTTAGATGATGCTGTTAAGAGAATGAAGAAGGTTCATCAAGATCCTGACTTCATGATGCAAGCAGCTCGTAAAGACTTTGTTTTAGAAGATAGTAATACTTGGGAAGTCTTAGATGATTACGCTGAGAACTGGTTAAAAGACGGTGATCACATCAATAACTTCATGTATGGATGGGCTAACTGGCAACGCAAGATAGCTCGTCAACCTTGGTTAAGGACAGGTGTGACAGGTATGTCTAGTATTGATGCCTACACTGATACATTCATGGCTACCTTCCAATCAAGGTTAGCTGCTTATGATGAGGTATTTACTAAACATGGTAAGAGTCTAGATCCAGAGGTATTTACACAGAAGCTTAAGAATGCTGAAGAACTTAACTACAGCAAGATGTTTGATAAACAAGGCTTGCTAAAGGAAGGTGCAGCTAAGAGAGCATCAGGTGAGATAGCTTTAAACCTAGATGATGGATTTAGTAAGGCTATTAATCCTTGGTTAAACAAGATGCCTGTCTTAAAGAGTCTCATGATGTTTCCACGAACAAGCATGAACCAAATCAAACTGGCAATGTCTTATACACCTGTATCTTTGATACCTGGTATTGGTAAGTATGGAGACGTACTTATGGCTGCTAGAACGAATGATATGGAGTTGATTAAGAAAACTCTATTAGATCATGGTGTTAAGAACTTTGATGAAACACCAGAGGCTATGGCAATCTTCAGAAATCTAAAAGATGAGTATGAAGGTCGTCTAATGATGGGTGCTGGTACTACCGCACTTGCTTATATGTATGCAATGTCTGGTGGTGTTAGAGGTAATGGACCTGTTAACCATAATGAATTAGTCAAACTTAAGAAGAAAGGATGGAAACCTAACACTGTCAAGATAGGAAACTCATGGGTTAGCTACAAAGGTATTCCAATGGTTGAGCAATTCCTCAACTTAATGGGAGACATGGCTTTCTATCAAACAGCCTTGGGTTCAAACATGACTGAGGAATTACACAGTAAAGTCATGTGGACAATAGCAGCTACATATCTAAATCAATCTCCACTACAAGGTATAGAACCTATTGCTGCAATGGTAAGAGGTGATGAAGGTGCGTTTAAACGTCTAGCAGCTCAAAATGTAAGAGCAGCATCATTCCAATCTGGTTTACATGGTGTTATTGCTAAAGGTATTACTAATGCTCAGAAGGAGATCTACAATGATTTCTTAGGTTATGTAAGGAATAATACCGTCTTTAAAGATATGAGTTATTCCAAGATTGACCACTGGACTGGTGAAGAGATTGATGAAATAGACAACCCTATCCTTAGAGCTTTAAATGCTGTTAACCCAATCAAGGTACATGGTGGTAATGAACCATGGAGACTATGGTTATTGAATAGTGGTTTTGATGATATTGCTGAAATCAAGAAGAGTTCCAAAGGTATTGTTTATACACCAGAGGAGCGTGAACTGATTGGTAAGTTCATGGGTCAGCAACAGTTATGGAAACGTCTCAACAGTAAGGAGTTTATGAATAATAAAGTCTTTAATAGAGATCTGGATAAACTACGTCAATACATCAACTCAGGTGCAGACGAGGCTGAAGTAGCAGACTTTAGAAATAAATTAGATGTCTATGAAAAACTTAAGAAGATGATTAACCTAGCTAAAGAAAAAGCTGAAAGGCAAATAGCTAATGATGATCGTTATAAACATCTAGATATCTTAGGTCTTGGTAAACAAAAGGTTAAAAACCTAATGGATGCTAATGATATAGACGGAGCTGCTGCTCAATCAAGAAAGAATTATGCGAAGAAACAAGAATTCTTAAAATACGGAGTTAAAAACTAACAACAACACACAATGGCAGTAACTGAAAACACATACACCCAGAGTGGGTCAACCACCAACTACTCTTTTACATTCCCATATTTACAACAGAGCGACGTTAAAGTAACAGTCGCTGGATCAGCTAGCACAGCATGGACATTCCATAATGCTACTACCGTCAAATTTAATAGCGCACCTGCCAATGGAGCTGCAATACGGATATACCGTGAGACAGCTGATACAAACTTAAGTGCTACCTTCTATGCAGGGTCAGCAATTAAGTCACAAGATCTAAATGATAACTTCACCCAAAACCTATATGTAACACAGGAAGTTAGGGATGACTCAGCGTTAGCCCTAACCAACTCTAGAGAACATGATGGAGATGGTACTTACACTACTGCGATAGCTAAGTCTACGAGTGCGGTAAGTACAGCTAATACAGCGTCTACCAATGCGTCAGCTGCGGTGACGACTGCTAACTCAGCTAACACAACAGCTGGTACAGCTTCCACTAATGCTTCAAATGCTGTTACTACAGCCAACACAGCATCCACAAACGCTACTACTGCTTTAAATAACAGTAGGGAGTCAGATGGATCTGGAGGTTATAACTCAGCGATTTCGATAGCTAATACAGCGAAGACTACAGCTGACAGTGCAACTACTACAGCTAACACTGCGAGTACTAATGCTTCAGCTGCTGTTACTACAGCTAACTCAGCAAGCTCGTCTGCGACGTCAGCCGTCTCAACTGCGAACACAGCATCCACTAATGCGACTAATGCAGTATCAACAGCTAACACAGCTTCGACTAACGCTACAGCTGCACTAACTAACTCTAGAGAGTCTGATGGCTCAGGTGGTTATAACAGTGCTATCTCTATAGCTAATACTGCATCTACTACAGCTACATCAGCTTTAAACAACTCAAGAGAATCAGATGGATCTGGAGGCTATAACTCAGCTATATCTATTGCAAATACTGCAAAGAGTACCGCTGACACCTCAGCTGCAACTGTTGCTAACTCAGCAATATTCCAAGTTGTAGCTAACTATGCTGCATTACCTGCACTTAACAGTGTTGATAATGGTAAGTTCTATCAAGTCTCTGACTCTACAAGTATAGAGAATAGCTTTAGTGATATAACTGGTGAACCATCTGGCTTCACAGGTCATAGTGGATTAACAGTTAAGCTAAAATCAAACACCACAGCTTCTCCGAAGGTATGGGAGTGGCAAGAATACTATGCGAATGATCCTGAGACACGGTATCGCAAAAAGTTAATCGTAGAGAATCTACATACGATTGACGAAAACTATACGATTGGTACAAATAACAACGCATATTCTGTTGGTCCAGTCGCTGTTGCTGCAAATAAAACAGTAACTATCCCTGCAAACTCTCTATACTTTATAGGTTAATTATGGCATACGGAAAGATAAAGGCGGATACGTTCGTCTACGATAATAGTGGCTCAGATGTTGAAGTCACGCTCAGTTCACTTGGTAATAAAGCTAACTTAGCTAGTCCAACATTTACTGGTACGGTTACAATACCTACTCCAGCTGCTAACGACAACACAACTAAAGCTGCTTCAACAGCTTATGTACAAACAGAACTTGGTGACTATGCACCCCTAGCATCACCTACATTTACAGGAACAGTAAACGCCGCTGCACTAACACTGTCAGGCAACCTCCAAGTAAACGGTACGACTACAACAGTTGCGTCTTCTACGATGACTGTTACTGATAAGAATATTGAAATTGCTAAAGGTGCTGCTAATAACGCAGCAGCTGATGGTGCTGGCATTACAGTTGACTCAGGTGATGGAGATAAGACTTGGAACTGGGTAGATGCTACTGATGCGTGGACATCTAGTGAGCATATACATTTAGGTGATGATAAGAAATTACTTTTAGGTACTAGTTCTGATTTTGAGATAGTTCATGAAGCAGGGACAAATACAAGAGCTGATTTTAATACAGGTGATTTCTATCTTAGAAATAGAGGTTCAAGTGGACAGATTGTATTTGAACCAAAGCTAAGTGAATCTGGCTTAAAAGTTATTGGCGATGGTGCTGTAGAGGCATACCATAATAACGTCAAGAAATTAGAAACCACAGCGGCTGGCGTTACGGTAACTGGAACGGTAACAGATACGAAGGGTGAGTTAAGAAGTATACCTAGAAATCACAGAACAGCTGCTTATGTAGCAGTAGCTAGTGATGCAGGTAAAATGATTACCATAACTACAGGCGGTGTGACTATTAACAATTCAGTATTTTCACAAGGAGATGCAGTTAGCATTATAAATCAAAGTGGATCAGATCAAACAATTACTCAAGGTAGTGGTTTTAATCTATTTAACACAGCAGATGCATCAACAGGTAACAGAACTTTAGCTGGAAGAGGAATGGCTACTATGTATTTTACTGCTGCTGATGCTGCCTACATCTCAGGTGCGGGGTTGAGCTAATGACACCAATACAACAATTAATGCTTGGCGTAGGTGCCAGCAAGAAGACGTATTTGGACGAT